AGAAGCAAGCCTTCTCTAGCATGAAAACCTCCCGCGGGGTGTATGACGAGCAGTGGCAGCAATGCGCTCGACTCGCATCACCTCGTGATTCCATATTCAACACCGAGCGATCCCCTGGACAGAATGTCCGAACAGAGCAATTCCACAGCGGTGCTGAACTCGCCTTAGACACGTCCTCTTCGTATTTCAAGGCTTTCACTACCCCCGATGGACAGCGTTGGCATGCTCTTCAATCAGATGAGCTCGGTCACGCGGACAAGGAAGCTACTCAGCTATACGATGATATAGAGGACGTGTTATTTAAATATCGCTACCTTCCCGAAGCCATGTTCTCTAAGTCTCGTTATGAGGCTGTGCGTTCTATGGATGGATTTGGGAATGGTATTATGTATATCGAGCGCGGGCCGAGCAAAGAGCTCCCTATACGCTACCGTTATTGCCACCTATCCCAGTGCTACATGACTGTCGATAACTTCGATATGGTTAATGGCATGTACTACCACCGGAAACTCACAGCTAAACAAATCGTTGATGAGTATGGCAAGAAGAATGTGCCAGATGAAGTTCTTGATCGTCTGAAGAACCCAGCGTATACCGGAAGCCATGGACCTGAAGGAACGTTTGATGTCATACATTCCGTAACAGAAAACAACAACTACATCCCAGGCAATCCAAATAAACTAAAGAAGAAATATAAGTCCCGACACTTTATGCTTGGCAAAGACTCTAGTAAGGGCTTTCTCAAGATGGGCGGGTACGACACCTTCCCTTATGCAGTAGTTCGAGATACTCACTCTCCTAACGAGATATATGGTCGCGGTAAGCTCCAGAAGGTTCTCTCTGAAATCAAGGTTCTTAACCAGATTAAGAAGACCTACCTTCAAGCGGGGCACAATGCAGCGGCCCCAACACTACTTATGCGTGACGATAGTTCACTGAACCCAGCGCATATTGTTCCAGAAGGTATTGCTGTTGGGGGGCTTGATTCTAACGGTAAGCCCACAGTAGCCGCTCTAGAGCGTGGTTCTCGCGTTGAGATCGCTGAAGCCCTCATGCAGGAAGAGAACGCGATTATCGACCGCGCCTTCCACTTGAATCTTTATGTCTCTCAGATTGGCGACAACCGCGACCGCGTAACAGCTACAGAAATCACCGCCCGCCAACAAGAGCAGGTTCGCATTATCGGACCACAAGCCTCTCGTGATGAGTCTGAATTCCTTGGACCAATGGTTGAGCGAGAGCTTGACATCCTTGATTCATGGGGATTATTGCCCGACACTGGGGAAACACTTAACTTCAACGTTGTATACCGAGGGGCATTAAGCCTTGCCCAGAAGTCCGATGAGGTTGTGGGGGCTAACCGTACTGCCGAGGCTGTACTAAATGCGGCTCAAGCCAACCCAGCGATATCGAAGGCTGTCGATTGGTACGATTATGTTCGTATTGTACATACAGGTAATGGGGCACCAGCATCAATGATGTTGTCCCGCGAGGAATTTGATGAGGCTGTGACAGCGGAACAGCAACAACAAGCAGAGCAATCTATGATGGAGAACGCTGGAGGTATCGCTCAGGGCGTTAACACATTGTTGCAGGGGGACGCTAATGCGATTGGTTGATACAGCCAAGCAGATTTACAGAGAACGGTCAATCTTTAATCGGACTGGAAGAGCATTTAGGTCAGTATTCAATCCTAGAGGGAATTTGATTGAAGACCAAAAGATAGTATTAAAAGCATTGCATACATTCTGTCGTGTCGGCGTAACAGACCATGGCTCAAATGACACACAGATAGCAAGGGCTGTAGGGCGCAGAGAAGTATGGAACTGGATTGTAGGGCACACGAACTACGAGCCATTTGAATTAGAAACACTAATGAGTCAGATAAGGGAGATCGAGGATGAGTGAGGAAGTGGCAGAAGTACAGCAAGGCGAGGTAAGCATTTTATCGGGAGTTGAAGGTGGAGAGTCTGTAAACACAGACCCCAATCCATCAACACCCACGGAGGGCACATGGTTTGAAGGCATGAGTCCTGAAGAAATCGGCTACCTTCAGAACAAAGGGTTTGATGGCGACGATGGAACCAAGAAGTTATTTGAATCATATCGAAACCTAGAGAGGCTAAGAGGGGTTCCAGATGACCAGATACTAAAGTTACCTAAAGATGGCGACCCAATGGATGATGTGTATAATAAACTTGGTCGCCCAGAAAAGCCAGAAGATTATGTGTACAACCCTGTTGAAGGTGAAGATGTAGATAGCAACCCTATTATTGGGGATATCCGTCAGGCAGCACACGAGGCTGGGCTATCTGCTGAGGGGTTCACGAAACTTACAGATGCTTATAATCAAGCAGTGGTGCGGGAACAGCAAGCAATGGCTGAACAAGCCAAAGAAGCCGAAGAGCAAGAACTAAGCGCCCTTAAACGCGAATATGGTGCAGACCTAGACAAAATGGTTGACCAGTCTAACGCCACGGCTATTGCCCTTGGGTTTGACCAAGACATTGCAGATTCTCTTCGCAACGCTATGGGGCCACGTAAGATGCTAGACCTTATGAAGACTCTAGGTGATGCTGTTGGAGAAGATACTGTTCGTACATCTGCTAATAAGGCACCTTATGGACAAACTAAAGAGCAACTGTCTGCGCGAAAGGCTGAGATTATGGCAGAGATTAACGCAGATGCAACGCGCCGAGATGCGTACTTGAAGAACGCTGGCAATGACTATCGTGAAATTCAAGGAATCAACGAAGCGTTACACGCTGGATAGGAATACAAATATCACGTAGCTCAGCTATGTGTCATTATATTGGACAAGGCTGAAACTTAGCCCCCATGACATATCGGGAAAGACCGAAATACTTAAGCCCCATATTCATGGATAAGCTGATACTGACTTAAACTAATCAATATCGGAGCCAATATCATGGCAAATGATCGTTCAGAACTCTATACAGTAGAGTTTTCAGACAAGCTGGCACTATTAGCCCAGCAATCACAAGCCCGTTTGCGTCCACTCGTAATGACTGGAACGCACACAGGCAAACAAGCAAGTCCCTGCGAATTCACTGACGTAGGTGAACTGGAACAAAACACCAGTCGCGCACAGAAGTTGACATTCGATGAACCCGACCACACACGCCGTTGGGTAAACCCAGTCTCTTACCGCAGTAAGTCTGCTATCCTCGACAAGCTCGATGATATGCGTTCTAAGCTGTCGCCACAGAGCAACTATGCACAACAACAAGTCAATAAGTTCAATGTCAAAATGGATGAGGTCATTATCGACTCTGCATTTGGCACTGCAATTACTGGTGAAACCGCAACTGGTTCTACTGCATTTGACTCAAACAATGTTGTTGCTGTAGGTACTACGGACCTCACCCTTGCTAAGATTCTTGACGCTAAGCAAATCCTTATGCAGAACGAAGTTAATATGGATGACCCTGAAGAGCAGATTACTATGGTAATTACTCCTCACCAGTACAACAGCTTTGTGCAAATCTCCCAAGTAAGCAATAGCGACTACGGTAATACTGTATTTGATAAAGCTGGCATGGTGACTAGATGGAACGGTATCAATATCGTTGTATCTAATCGCTTGCTCGACTCAAATGGTATTCGTGCTACAGTTAACCCTGGAGCCTCTGCTGTTCGTGAAATCCCAATGTTCGCCAAATCTGGTATGCATTTGGGTATCTGGGAAGATATCTATGGCGATCTCGCTCAACAAAATGATCGCGACCGCAAACCTTGGGCAGTTACAACTTATGGTACTTTCGGTGCAACCCGTTTGGAAGAAGCTAAAGTTGTTAAAATCATCTGTAAAGAAACCTAAGAAGGAGAATGACCAATGGCTAACACTAACATGCCTGGAGTCGCTGCTCTCGTAGCTTCTCCTCCAACACTAAACAAACTGAAAGACGTTCGTTCGTCTACAGTTACCGACAAGGGTACGGTTGAGTTTACGCCTACTGCTGATGGAGATACTTTATTGTTGACCCGTTTGCCAGTAAGTGCAACCCTCGACAGTATCCGAATCGCAGCAGATGACCTCGCTTCCACGTCTTGTACGCTGAACTTGGGATTCTATGAAACAGACACCAACATCACTATCATTGATGAAGATATCATGGCTACTGCTATTGATGTGGGTGGTGGTGCTACCGCAATGACTGAGTATCGTTATGAAGTACAGGATATCAATACTATCAGTCAGCGCGTGTGGGAACTCGCTGGGCTTTCCGAAGAACCCGACTACGGTGAAGTGTATCTTGCTTTGACTGTAGCGGCTGTATCTGGAGCCCAAGCAGGGACTGTATCATACTACTGTGATTACACCCTGTAATAAATAGCCCTCCTCGCTGGGGAGGTGAAGGGTAATCTACTCTTTGCCTCCCCTTTTAATACCAAACATCTTCGGAGAGTCATTATGGCAAGTTCTGTCACTGAGTTAGATATTGTAAATAGAGCACTTGATAAGCTGGGGGAAAAGAACATTACCTCGCTGACTCAAGATGTTAAGCAAGCCCGCGTTATGTCTACGCTAGTAGACCCCGTTCGCGACCGATTCCTCCGAAAGAATCCGTGGAACTGTGCGATCACTCGTGTACAACTTGCTGCATCAACAACTGCTCCTGCCTTTGGCTGGGCTACTGCCTACCCTCTCCCATCAGATTTTATCAAGCTATTAAACGTTGAGAGCTCATCTTCCACATCTATCCCATTATCAGGAAATAAGAACACCCCTCGCAATATCGAATACAAGATTGAAGGAGGATCGATTCTTTGTGATGAGACTGATGCATTGAATGTTCGGTACGTTAAGCGACTCACTGACACCACGCGATATGATTCTTCTATGGTTGAAGCATTAGCCACACTATATGCCCTTGAAGCCTGCATGTCCCTGACTAACGATACCTCGCTCCGTTCTGAGCTCAAGCAAGAATACATGCAGATGATTCAAGAGGCTAAGCAAGAAGATGGATGGGAAGACGATATGCCAGACTTCCCCCTTGACTCATGGATATCGGCGACTCTATAATGTCTACCTCTTACCCCTCACAAACTTCGTTCAATGGCGGTGTGCAGTCCCCCTTACTTAGAGGGATGGTTGATGCTCCTGGTGGGCACTCGTCTTTTCAGGCTTCCAAGAATATGGTTCCTATGAAATATGGACCTATTGCTAGACGTGGGCCAAGTTCCCAGATATACCAATCAAATAGCCTTGGAGCTGGATCAGGGACAAGGGGATCGAATCCTAGACTGTCTGATTTCGACCAACAAAAAAGTAAGTTGGTAGAGTTCAATTATAACGATGAGCAGAATTATATACTAGGGTTCTATGGTGGTGACGGTGGCAAGATTAGAGTTTTCAAAGACAGAGGAGTTGTCTTAGATTCATCTGTATCTACTACAATAACAGAAATAAGTAATCCTGATGTGTCTTCACAGATGACTGTAGCAGATACGTCCTCTTTTGCGGTCGGAGATGAGATAGTACTCACGATAACCTCTAGTGATGGGTCCCAATTTAATGGGGTTTCGGGAGAGATAACATCAATACCATCGGGCGTAGACTTGGTTGTATTTTCAAGGTTTTGGCCCTATGCTCCCACGACAACTGTGACTGGCAGTGTAAGTAAAGTATATAAAATAGACTCCCCGTACAGCACAAGCGACTTATTTGATGCAGATGGTACTTTTAAGCTCGATATCAAGCAATATAATGATGTTATGTATATATGCCACCCAAATTATCAAACCCGTATACTTACGCGAGCCGGAGATGACGACTGGTCTATATCTATCGCTGAATACAAAAATGGACCTACACTCCCAGAAAATACCGAAAAGAATAACAGATTTTACCTAAGCCCATGGAGAACAGAAGGTAGTATTTCTGGATATAAATACGCGACCATAGAGTC